TCCTAATCAATATATTGATGAGCAAGGACAACCACAAGTAATATATGATGCTAAGTTATCTGTTACTAACAGAGATGGCAGAGTAAAAATTGATGGCGTAGCACCTGAAGAATTTAGAGTTAATTCACAACATAACTCTATTGATTTATCAAACGCTAGATTTACAGCCCAAATAGTTAACAAATCATTATCAGATTTGCGTGAAGAAGGATTTAAACAATCTGAAATTGAAGATATTGCATCATCTGACTTAATACGTTCATCATATCGTTTTAACTATCAAAACGAACCAACTCTTATACCTTCTACACTTTCACAAGATGATGCTAATAAGTTAGTTGAAATTGGTGAATGCTATATGAAACTTGACATGGATGGTTCAGGTATAGCAGAACTTATGAAAATAACTGTAGCAGGTGTAGAACCTCCTACAAAAATACTTAGTATTGAATCTATTGATAGCAGTCCTTGGATTGCCACAACTGCTATTTTAATGTCACACAAGTTTCAAGGGTTGTCAGTATATGATAGACTTAAGCAGATTCAAGACAACAAGACAGCAATTATCCGAAACATTATGGATAATATGTACCTACAAAATAATCAACGAAACGTTATTCTTGAAGGTCAAGTTAATCTTGATGACCTTCTTGTCTCTCGCCCTGGCGGCCTCATTAGAGTTAAACGACTAGATGCAATAACACCACTAGCTACACCACAAATTGGTGATGCAGCTTTTAGTATGATGCAATATCTTGATGAAGTTAAGGCAGGTCGCATAGGGGTATCTGCTGATGGTACTGCTTCGCCAGAGAATATAGGTGATAGAGTAGGCTCTCAGGGTGTTGAGAGAATGATGAATGCCAAAGAAGAATTAATTGGCTTAATCATTCGTGTTATATGCGAAACTGGTATTAAACCACTATGTAATAAGATTCGTGATATAGTAACGCAGCATGTTGATACAATACAGGATTTCCAGTATCGCGGTCAATGGGTTAAAGTTAATCCATCAGAATGGCCAAAACGTACAAAGAGTTCAGTTCGTGTAGGAACAGGTACTGGTGATGTTACTGCCAAACTGGCTGCTATTCAACAGATACAAATGATTCAAGAAAAGATTATGTCGATGCCTGGCCAAGCATTAACAAATCCAGTTAAAATATATGCAACACTTGATGACTTCTGTAAGTTTTCAGGTCTTAATGGCGCCAATAAATATTTTATTGACCCTTCTTCACAAGAAGGTCAGCAAGCACAACAACAAGCATCACAAGGTTCTCAGCAACAACAGCAACAGCAACAACAGTTAGAGATGGAGCAAATAAGGCAGCAAGCCGAGATTGCAAAGTCTGCTACTACTACTGCTGAAGCCCAAATGGCTAATGTGCAACTAAAAGGACAAGTCGAACTTGGTAAGCATCAGCGTGAAATGGAAAGACAAACTTCATCAGCTGAAATAGCCAGTCTAAAAATGCAGTTAGAGCAATTAACATTATTAGGCAAAAGTAATAAAGAACAAAGTGACCTTAAGTTTAAGTATGATGAACTTGAAGCAAGAACAGCACTTGAGCTAACTAAATTAGAAGCAGTTACTCAAGCTAATGAAGAAGCTAACTTTAAAGCTAATGAAGAAGCTATAGACGAAGGTTAATATTAAAATGGCAAATAAAGACATAGACCATATATTGCACGAAGAAGTAAATATAGGCAATAGAGCGCAGCAAGCTTATGACATATATCTAAAGGGTTACTTTGATAAATTTCAAAGCAATGTTGGTAAACAATTATATGCAAATGATCTTGCTTGTGATGATATTTTAATTATAAAATATCAAATAACTGCAATAAAAGTTTTGGAAGAAATTATACTTAGAGATATAGAAACAGGGCAACTTGCATTTAAACAACTTAGTGAAGAGTGAGATAAAATATGAATGATGACCAAAATACTACTTCAACGGCAGAGCTATTAAGCGAAGCTGGAAGCGTAAATATGGTTGACCAAATTGCTAACCTGTTATCAGGTGAGCCAGAAAAGCCAGCTGCAACAAAAAAGAAGCCTATTGAAGAATCTGAGGAGGCTGATACCCAACCAGACGATTCTACCCAAGAGGATGATGAACCAGAAGGTGAAGAAACAGATGAAACTGAAGATGATGACTCAGATGAATCTGATGAAGACGTTACCTGGGCTAAAACACTAGGTATAGATGAAAAAAATGTAGTACTGGATGAAGATGGTAATCTATCAGGCATTAATGTAAAAGTTGATGGCAAAACAACTACTGTTGGAGTCAAAGACTTAATAGCAGGATATCAAAGCAATAAAAGCAATACTAATAAATCTAAACTTTTAGCAGATCAGCGAAAAGAATTTGATGAAATTAAAACTGCTGTTGCTAGTGAATATTCTAAAAAAATTGAAACTGCAAATGCTTTAGTAGGACACCTTAAAACTAATTTATTATCTGAATATACAAAACTTGATTGGAATAGATTAAGAGTTGAAAATCCAGGTGAATATGCAGCTGCTGTTCAAGATTTTAATTTTAGACAATCTGAAATTGATCAGATAACTAATGCTATAGGTCAAGAACAGAATGGTGTAACTCAACAAATGACTGCAGAGCAACAAGCAATGCAGCAAGAGTATGTTAAAAGTCAAGCAGATAGAGTTTTAGAAAAAAATCCTTCATGGGCAAAACCTGAAGTATTTAGAAAGGCTCTATCAGAAATGACTGATTTTGCAGCTGATGCTTATGGATTTACACAAGAAGAGTTTTCAAACATACAAGATGCTAGAGTACTTGAAGTAATTAAAGATGCTATGAAGTACAGGTCTAGTGTTAAGACTGCGAAAACAAAACTTGATGTGCAAGTTCCTAAGTATCAAAAAAGTACAGGTAAAACAACAAAGGCACTTACTAAACTTGATAAACTTACAAAGACTGCCAAGTCTTCACAAGGGTATCAAAAACGTAATGCTGAAACAGACGCTGTGGCAGAATTGCTAAGCGGTTTATATAATTAATTTAAGGGTATCAAAAAATGACTACAGCTAATTTAGACGCAGCAACACTTAAGGGCGTCGTCCGTGGCGGTTTAATCCGTGAAGATGTAATGAACCAAATTTGGGATATTTCTAAAATCCCTTTACCATTTACTGATGCTATCGGTACTGAAACTTCAAAGAACCCATACAAAGAATGGACTACTGATGCTTTGGCAGTTCCTAACTTAACCAACGCAGTTATTGACGGTTCTGATGCTTCAGGTAACAATACTGTTCTTGGTTTGAGAGTAGGTAACCATCACCAAATCTCTACCAAAGTCGTTCGTACTTCTTTCAGAGCTGATGCTTCTGATGTTATTGGTCGTACAAAAGAATTGTCATATCAAATGATGCGTAGACAGCAAGAGCTAAGACGTGATGTTGAAGCGATTGTACTGACTAACCAAGCCTCATTTGCTGATACTGGCGCTGCTGCTGGTAAAGTAGGCGGTTTACCATCTTGGTTAACTACTAACTTTAGTGCTGGTGCAACTGGTGCTGTTGGTGGGTTCCAATCATCAGGCGTAACTGCTTTACGTACTTATGGTACTGCTCGTGCATTAACTGAGACATTGGTTCGTGATGCAGTTCAATCTGTATATACTCAAGGTGGTGACCCATCAATCATGATGTCAGTACCTGGCACCATTCGTAAGTTCAGCGAGTATTTATTTACTTCATCTGCCAGAGTAGCAACGCTAATGTCAGATCAAGGCAAATCTGCTTCTGCAGCTACTGCAATGGGTTCTGTCAACGTATTTGTAACTGACTTTGGTACTTTGAAAATGGTTCCTAACCGTTTACAAATTCCTTATGTTGGAACTGCTGGCTCTACAACTGGTGTTTATTCAGCTGCAGGTACTTCTGCTGATGTATTTATTCTTGACCCTTCTTACTTAGCTATGACTTATTTGAAAGGTTATAGAACAGAAGAATTGGCTAAAACTGGTTTGGCTGAAAATCGTCAAATGTCAGTTGACTGGTCTTTGATTGTTAACACTGAAAAATCTCACGCAATTATTGGTGATATTATTATTGCATCTGCTGTAACTGCTTAATAAGTATGGCCACTATAAAAGGTGGCCATCTTTTATTTTATATAATAAAATCTATATCTATATATTAAAATATCTATCAATCAATCATTCAAATATCAACCCTGTTGAATGATAATTTAATATTAATAGATAGATATAGATTTTATTAAAATCATCCTTATATGAGATATTAATATGGCTGAAAAAGATATAACAACTAGCAAAGAGCCTAAACCTGTTAAAATAAAAAATATTTGGACAGATGTTATTAACTTTGAAAGTGGACCAATTGCTCCAGGTGAGACAGGCACTATTACTGCAGCTGAAGCAGAAGCACTTTTTGATTACGTGCAAAAGGTATAAAGATGGACAGCGTTATTAAAAGTGAAATGCACTATCAGGAACATACAAATACTATTACTCACAAAACTAGTCAACCTACTGAAAAGCTGATACTTGAACGTAACGCTGAACTTCGAAAGAACCCTGGTGCACTTCATGATTTAGGTGCACAGAGTGGAGAGTCTTTTGGAAGAATGGTAGCAACAATACCATTAATTATGTTTGAAAAAGCAATTAGAGATGGCTATGATTTGAATTGCCCAGATAGTCAAATTGCTGGACAAGAAATGCATAGATTCTTACAATCATCAGATGGCAAGATGTGTTTGATACAAGGTAAACATTAATGGCCAAATTCTTAGAGTTACCTAGTAGTGTATTTGTCGGTAAGAAAAATCCAGACGGTGGTCGGTTATCTTTGAAAACAGGAGCTAAACCATTAATAGTAACTCCATTACTAATAGGCATGACACTTACACAAGCAACTAATGCTTTACGGTCAGCTGGTTTAGTATTAGGCACAGTAACATTGACAACTGGCCCAGTGACAGCGCAAAGCACTGCGGTTTATACAAAGGTTAATCGTGGCACAGTCATTAATATAACGCTTACCGCATAAATGGACACATCTATGTCAGACCTTAATTGTAGAGTAGCAAAAGTAGAAGAAAGATTAGACGGATTGGTTAAAGATATACATTGTGATAGAGAAGATGCTCGAAGGCGCTCAGATAGAATATTTGCAGCCTTAGATGAATTACAAAAAAATGCGCATTCAAATAAAGGATTCTTTGGAGGTGTAGTTTTTAGTGTTAGCGCTATATTTGCTTTTCTAGCCTATATTTTTACGAGTAAAACTTAATGACTACAGTTGAAGTACTTACTAGACTTATAAAAGAATTTGAAGGCTGTAAATTAGAAGCCTATAAATGTCCTGCAGGTATATGGACAATAGGCTATGGCCAAACAAAAAGAATTAAACAAGGTATGAAATGGACTCAACAAGAAGCTGATGATAACTTATTAGAAACTTGTATAAGTGTTATAGATGAAGTTATTAAAGCAAGCCCTATTCTAATACTTGAAGATATTAATAAGCAGGCAGCTATTGCAGATTTTGTTTACAATTTAGGAATAACGAATTATAATAGATCAAAATTAAAACTAAGAATTAACCAAAAGAATTGGGTATCTGCTGTAACAGAAATTAAGAAGTGGAATAAAGCAGGCGGAGATGTATTAGCAGGACTGGTTAGAAGACGTCAGCGTGAAGCTGATTTGTTATTACAATAATAGGAAACATATGAAAGCATATATAAAAGAATTGCTAAAAGAAGGCAGTACAATGCGAGGATTAATTTGGTGTCTTGGAGCATTTGGCATATACAATATATCACCTGAGCAATCACAAGCTGTAACTTCTTTAGTAATGGCTTTAGCAGGCACGCAGGGTATGTTTTTTACTGATAAAATAGGAAAATAACAATGGCAGCATATAATAAATACACGGCAGCGGTTGAGCCATTAGTCGAGGGTGGCAATGCTGGTACAGATACTTGGAAAGTAGCGTTGGCATTAACGGTTAATATTGCAGATACCACATTCACAGCAGGAACAACCGATCTTGTGACAGGTGCAGGCTATACACAAGGTGGTAACACTTGTACTACAACTTCATCCTCACAATCAGCAGGCACTTATAAACTTGTTTTAGCTAATCCAGCGACATGGACGGCTTCGGGCGCTGGCTTTACGTTCCGTTATGCCATCCTGTATGACTTTACAACTGGTGTGCCTTTTGGCTATTGGGATTATGGTTCAAGCGTAGCTATGAATGGGGCTAACGGTGATACCTTCACTGTCAATTTAGACGCCACTAATGGCGTTTTTTCGGTAACTTAATATGGCACTCGTATTCGCTGATCTAGTCCAAGAAACAACTTCGACAACGGGTGTTGGGACACTAACACTTACGGGCGCTGTTGCTGACTTTCAAACCTTTGCAGCTATTGGTAATGCCAATACTACATACTACAAGATCAAAAGCGGTAATGACTCTGAAGTAGGACTAGGCACTTATACTGCCTCTGGTACGACTTTAAGCCGAGATACTGTCCTTTACTCAACTGCTGGTGGTACAACTAAAATCACAGTTGCAGCAGGGGCTACGGTTATATGTACTTATCCTGCTGAAAAAGTAGTTATTCAAGATGCTACTGGTAATGCACAAGGTCTAGGCAATATCCCTGTTGCTAATCTTAACTCTGGTACATCAGCCTCAGCGTCTACTTTTTGGCGTGGTGATGGTTCGTGGCAAACTCCTGCTGGTGGTAGTTCAACTTTAACTATCAGCAACAAGACCGCTGCTTATACAGTAGTTGCTGGGGATAATGGCACAATTCTAAACTGGACTTCAGGTACATTTACAGCAACTTTAACAGCGGCTGCAACTCTTGGAGCTGGATTTAATGTTCGGATTTGGAACACGGGTACTGGTGTTGTCACTATAGATACTAATGCGACTGAAACTATAGATGGTATTGATCCTGTTCTGCTATTTAAATTAACGCAAGGCAGCGGTATTCGTCTTGTATGTAATGGCACAGGTTGGTATACAACTGATGTTAGGATGTCAGGTTCAGCAGCAGTTGGTGTTGGGGCTGTTCAACTTGGTAGAAATTCGACAGGGCTAAATTCAATTGCTACAGCACTTGGTTCGGTAGCTTTAGGCG